TAGTTGACAAAGGATTAGCAGTTTGGGTCAAAATGGACAAACAAGAAATAAAAACGAAATGAGCGTAATTAGACCACTCGACATTAGATACAGTTTCCAAGTAGCAACGGAGCCAATTACTCTTCCAGAGGCAAAGGATTGGATGCAAATTGATTATAATGACTGGGATGCCTTTATAACAAACGAATTAATACCTTCTGCTAGAAATGAATCTGAGAAAGCTTCAGGAATGCTTTATGTTCAAAGAAATGTCGTTATCACGAATAATAAAAGAGGTGAGAGAATATATCCAATTGGCCCTTGGGTGGCGGATGTAACAACTGACGAAACAGAGGTTGAAAATTACACCTACACAGCTGGATTTAATAACTCTAATCCTTTGCCTTTGGACTTGCGAGTAGCGATGCTTAAAAGAATTGCAACTGATTTTGCTTTTAGACAGAACATGATTAGTGTTCAGGAGCAATATGCTCAAAAGGCGAGCATTTCAGCAGAATTAAAATATAGAGCAGACTTATTTGTATGATAAATTTTGGCAAGTACGATCAAAAGGTTGAGTTTGTTTCCTTTCAAGCGGTAAGTGATGGAGCTGGAGGTACAACAGTTAATCCTGCAACACGTTTATCCACCTATGCTTCTGTAAAGCAAACAAACGGAGGAAACGCTTTGGAGGCTGGAGAAATGGTTTTGCCAAATACGTATACAATTACTATTCAACATCGAGTTTCTTTTATTCCTAGCGAAGATCATCAGGTATATTATCGTAACCGCTATTACAAAATTCTTGGCGTTCAATTAGATGACCAAAGGCAACACAAAGAGTATATCATTAAAATGGTTGGAGTATAATGGCGGTAACTGTAAAAGGCTTGGATGCAGCTTTAAAAAACTTAGACAAGCAAGAGGATATTGTAATTAAGGCGGTCAAAGATTCTTTAGCAAGAGTAGCAACTGATATTGAAATAGAAGCTACTAGGAATGCACCAACATCTTATCAAATTGGAGACGCAAGAATTAATTTAAGTTTTATTAGGCAAAAAATTGATAAAGATGTTTTTCTAAATGGATTACTTTGGAATGTAGGTTTAGATGTTCCAACAAGCGGAGAACAATGGGAGGCTTGGATGGAATTTGGAACTGGATTAAGCGCTAGAGAGATTTTATCAAATCCACAATATTCTCAAGAGGTTAGAACTCTTGCTAGGACATATTATAGAAATGGAAAAGGTCGTATAATTGGACAACCTTTCCTGATGCCTGCTTTCTTTAGAAATACCGCTAACTTGGTGCAAGAAATCGAAAACGAAATAAATAAGGATTTGAAATGAGAGAAATAGCAACCGATATAAGAAAGGCAGTCATTGCCGCAATTTCACCTTTAACTCTTAGCGGTGTTACTTTGCCCATTTACGATACTGAGTTGCCTCCTGGCATTAATCCTGCTGTCTACCAAGGCTCTTCCGCTTACGTACTTATCACAGATCAAAACGAAACGGAGACAACTAACAACGATTGCACAATAAGACAAAATGCAACCTTTCAAATAAATATTGTCACCAAGTTTGCTCAAGGTAACGGAGGTAAAAAGCTTTCTGAAAATATTTCCAATGCTATTCAGCTAAAAATGAATTTGACAGATATTGTCTTACCAATAGATTTGCAAGCAATTAATATCCGTAAAAACTTTTCTCGAGTTCAAATCGAGCAAGGGAGTAGCCAAATAGCTTACCAAAAAATCTTGTCTTATACATTGGATATTTTCTTCGTGTCTTGATAATTAAAATTTTATGTATATTTGTTAAAACGAATAAGCAATGGCAACATATCAATTAGGCAATTTCTTTACTTTCGAGTGGAACTCTCTTCCAGTCGTTTGTAAAACTTCCGCTTCAGTTTCCATCTCCAACGAATCTGTAACCGTTAGAAACGATTGCACGGGAGATTATGGAGTTAGACTAGAAGGCGGAGACAAATCAGGCTCTTTCTCTTTTAGTGGAGACCTAGATTTTGCATCTACTGGAGTATCTAACCTTTCAGCTTTTGACTTGATGGAAGACATCGGAAAAGTGTTTGAATTGGTTTTTGGAGGTACTGACTCTGGTGACAAAATTATTACAGTTGATGCTCAGTTAAACTCAATTGAGATTACTGCTGAAAGAAACTCTCAAGTATCTTTCTCAGGAACTTTCGATTTTGCTGGCGCTCCTGTTATTAGCGTAATACCAACCTAAACAAAATATATGGCTAAGTACCATTCAGCTCCTTTTAAAGAAGGGGAGATTTTCTTTTACCCAAATCTTGGGTCATTGGCAAACTTTGAGGATTTTACAGGATTAGGAATTGCCGAGGCATTTACTGGCAACGCAATACCGAAACTAGATTACATTTATGCTTTATTACATGAATGTCATAAAGTTGCTTGTTTGCGTAAATCTACTAATCCGGTAAGTTTAGACGAGTTAAAAGTTTGGATTGAAGGGAAGGAAGTAATGAAGTTGTTTAACGATGTTTTGGCCGACTTGCTTTTGGAGTTAGGCATTGGTGAAAGCCAAGAAAAAAAAACATAAATGATGACGAGAGCGAAGATTATTCCGCTCGAGAAAATTTAATGCTGCTCGTAGGTAGGACAAAAATCCCTTATGAGCAGCTTTTCTGTTTAAGCCGTAAAGAGTTAAAGGCATTAATAAAAGGCCACGAGATTGACCAAAAAGACATGATTGAGGCAATGAGAGTTCAAGCGGTAATTGGTTTACATCCTCATTTAAAAAAAGGTGCTAACCTAGACCCAACAAAACTTTGGCCATTGCCTTGGGATAAGACGGCGAAGCATTTAGAGTCAACACCGCAAGACTTTGCGAAAGCAAAGAAATTGTTGGAAATTGCAAGTAAACTAGAAAGAAATGGCAAATCCAAGAATAGAGGTTGAGATTGGGGCAAACGTAGTTGGTTTAACAACTGGCGTTAATACTGCAACCAGTCAACTTGATAAATTAGGCAAAGCAGCTCAAACAACGGCACCACAAGTTCAAAAGCTAACCCAGGCGACTCAAGGTTATAATTCCGTTGGTGTAGACTTTGCTAGAATTGTCCAGGACGCTCCTTTTGGAATCATTGGTATTGGTAACAACATTACGCAATTAGCTAGCTCATTTCAAACTCTAAAGAATACAACTGGCTCAACAAGCGCGGCTTTAAAACAATCTTTTGCTTCAATATTTAGCTCAGGTAATGCCCTTATTTTAGGTATTTCTTTGCTAACAACTGCATTTACTATTCTCCAGCAAAAAGGATTCTTTAAAACTGAAGAGGACGCTAAAAGCTTAGACGAGGCATTAAAGGAATACCAAGAGACTTTAACTGGAGTTGCGGCGGCTACTTTAAAAGGAGCGCAAGATGCACAAAAGGAACTTGCAGTTTTAAAAAGCTTAGAATTACAAGCCACAAATACGGCAGTTAGTACGGATAAAAGATTGGCCGCGGTTAATGAATTACAAAAGCTTTATCCTGACTATTTTGGCAACCTTACTAAAGAGCAAATTTTAAATGGTCAAGTTGGTGAGGCTTATTTAAAAGTAGCGGCTAATTTATTGGCTAAAGCAAAAGCACAAGCGGCAACCAATCAAATTGCTCAAAACGGGATTGATTTATTAAGAATAGAAACCAAATTAGAAGAGCAAAGAGCGCAAAGATTACAAGAAACCTCAGCGGCTCAGGCTCAATTAGATGCATTAATTCAGAAAAGACAAAAAGAAGGCTTTTTAACTCAAGGCGATTTGCAGCGATACGATACTTTGATAAAAAGTATTAATTCAGCAAATGAGTCTTTAACTGAAGAGGCTACTTTACAAGGAGAAATCACAAGAATAAACAAAGAAAATAACCAATTAACTCAAGAGATTACAAAGCAGTTACAAGCTGGAGCTTCGGTTGTAAATACAAAATTGGCAACAACAAAAGCCGTAAATGCAGAAAAGGAAAAAGAGTTAAAACTAGAAGACGAATTAATTGCACAAACTGAGTTAGGGAATCAATTAAGAAACGACGCATTTAAAAAGCTACAAACAATTACTTCAGAGCTTGCACCGTCTTTGGGCAAATTGCAAGAAATTGATTTAAGTAAAATTCAGATAGCGCCTGAAATAGCAGATATTGACGACTCAAAATTAACGGCTTTTGTTTTAAGGCTTGCTCAGTTCAACTCTGAGGTTGCTGGAGTTATTGAAGGAGGAGCGCAACAAACTATTGGAGACTTTGCCTTTGCAATTGGTGACGCTTTGGCAAGTGGTGGCAATGTAGTAAAAGCGGCTGGAGCGGCTTTGCTTGGTGGACTTGCTGGAGTTTTAAATCAATTAGGACAACTTGCAATTGGAACTGGTTTGGCAATCGCTGGAATTAAAAAGGCATTGCAAACGCTTAATCCAGCGGTCGCAATTGGAGCTGGAGTTGCCTTAATTGCTTTGGCTGGTTTTGTATCGTCTAAAGCTAAAAGCCTGGGAGGTTCAAGTGGAGGAGGCGGTGGAGGC